CCGACGTCGCCGAGCGCAACGCGAAAGAACGCGCTGTGGCGAATTCGACGGAAGGTGTAGGTCAGCATATAGACCAGCCTGAGAAAACCGCGCCACGCGCAACGGTGCAAGCCACCGATAGCGACAAAATCGGCGCTAGTCTGCAGCAGGCGAGAGCGGTTAAGGAAAAATATGGCGCGCTCAAAGCCAAGGCTGAATACGAAACCATGATCGGCGACCTGATCAGCCGCGAAGACGTCGAAGCGGCGATGCGTTTCATTGGCGGTGCCGTGCGCGCGGCGCTTGAAGTGTTCCCCGACCAGACCGCGCCGCTGGTCGCCCCGGTCAGCAACCTGGCCGAGATCCACGAAATCCTCACCCAGTCCGCGCGCGATGCTTTGCATGGAATTGGCGAGGCCATTAAACGGCAACAGGACGAACTTTTTAAGAACATAACCAAAGCATGACCGCCAAACTCGCCCACTGTCTCACCGTCGCCTGGCGCGCAATGGCCCCACGGAAAGCCTTGTCGGTTTCCGAGTGGGCAGATGAGCACCGCCAGCTGACCGGCAAGCAGTCGGGCGAGCGCGGGCCGTGGCGCACGCGGCGCACGCCATTCCTCAAAGAGATCATGGATTGCCTGTCGGCGAACTCGCGCGTGCAGCACATGGTCGTCATGAAATCCTCACAGGTCGGCGTGACCGAAGCGACGGTCAATTTCATCGGCTACACCATGGATCATTCCCCGGCGCCGATGATGGTGCTGCTGCCGACGCTCGATGCGCGCGACTCATGGAAAGCGCAAAAGCTCAACCCGCTGCTGCTGGAAACGCCAGTCATCAAGCAGTTACTCGGTGGCCAACGCTCGCGTGATGCGGCGAATCGGCAGGACATGATCGACTTCCCAGGCGGCGTGCTGTTCCTGGCCGGCGGCAACAGCCCGAACAGCTACGCGCAACGCTCGGTGCGCACCATCATCATGGACGATTTGGACCGCTTCCCGCCGGAAGTCGGCAGCGAGGGCGACCCGGTCAAGCTGGCCGAAGGGCGAACCAAAGCCTTCGCCCGATCCAAACGCATGTTGATCAGCACACCGACTGTCTCGGGGGAGTCGCTGATCGAGCGCGAGTGGGACAAGAGCGACCAACGCCGCTACCGTATGCCGTGCCCGCATTGCAACGCGCTGCAGGCGCTCGAATGGGGCAGCCCGGAAAGTCCGCACGGCGTCAAATGGAGCAAGGTCGACGGCGAAGTGATTGCCGCCTGGTACGTCTGCGCCGAATGCGGCCGGGAAATCAACGAGCACCACAAACCAAAGATGCTGGCCGAAGGGCGCTGGGTCGCCGAATTCCCGGCGCGCCACATTCGCGGCTACCACCTGACCGCGCTCATGGCGCCGATTGGCCTTGGTCCATCGTGGCTGGATCTGGCCAAGGAGTGGCAGGACGCCATAAAAAGCCCCGGCACGCTACGCACCTTCATCAATACGCACCTGGGCGAGCCGTGGATTGAGCAGGGCGATCACGTCGAGCCGGTCGGCTTGATGGCTCGGGTTGAGGATTACGACGAGCTGCTGCCAATGCTGGATAAAGCGCTGTTCCGTACCGCTGGCGTCGACGTGCAGAAAGACCGCCTCGAATGCACCATCGTCGATTGGTATGCGGGGGAGGAATGTTATGTCATGGAACACTTGATTGTTCCAGGAGACACCGCACAACCGGAGGTATGGGCGCGCTTTGCTGAAGAACTTGGCCAGTGGAACCCCGCTTGTGTGGCTGTTGATAGCGGATACAACACCAGTATGGTTTATTCATTCGTCGAGAAACGCCGTTGGGCGTTGGCCGTCAAAGGTGTTCCCGGCCCCGGTCGCCCATTGGTCGAGGATGAAAAAGCGCGTCGCCAGCGCCTGCGTCGGCAGCGCAAAAAAGGCATCACCGTGCACATGGTTGGGGATGACCAAGCCAAAGTGCTGATTTACTCACGCCTTAAAATCAAGGAATCTGGACCCGGATACATCCACTTCCCGCGCGATCCCGCCTTCGATGATGAATATTTCGCACAACTGACGGCAGAAAAGCTGGTCACAAAAATGCGCGGAACGCGGCCTTTTGTTGAATGGGTGCAGACCCGACCACGCAATGAAACGCTCGATTGCATGAAATACGCGCTGGCTGCGTTGCGGCTGTCGGGTGCCGACCTGAAAGCGCTTGAGGCAACAAGGAAGATTAACGAGATCAAAGGGAAGACGAGTTACGCAATCTCCGCCACTGGCGCCGTAAGCCTCTCCGGCTGGAAGCGAGGCGCGCCCGCATGAGTGTCGACGTCGTCCGTGAGTTGATCACCCGCCTGATCGATGCCGCGCATCGTGAAGGATCGCTCACTGAGTCGATTGCGCTTGAAGTCGAGCGCTCATTCCGTGCCGAATTCAAGGGCGAGAAGTACGAGATTTTCGAACGCCCGCGCCAGCACAACCAGAAACGTCGTGAAGTTGTCGTCAGCGCCTATCTGGAAGGCCAACCCGTCGAACAGATCACCCAGCACCACGGCATCAGCCGCGCCACGCTCTACCGCTACCTGAAGAAATAACGTTCAAATTCACCTGTTATTGGCGGGGTAGTTTTGAACAATCAAAGCCATTAACATTTTTCGTTCCACTAACAAAAGGAGTATGAGAAATGACTATGATCAACAAAAAACAGATGCTAAAGAAAAAATCAACGCTGCTTCGAGTCTACGATTGTTCATACATGTGTAACGATCTTCTTGACCAAATAGAAGCAAGGTTGCTTTATACCGGAGGGGCAGTTAATGCTGAAACAACTGACAGAATACTGAAGCAAACAAGAAAGCTGAACGTTATATTTACGTCGTTAATGGCAGAGGCTCTCGATTTGTCAGGAGTTGATTAGTTGAAAAATAACGTCTCATTTTCCCCCTGAAAATGAGACAGCCGGCTGGCTATCCTGTACCCATCGCACAGGAGCCCGCATGGCCGGAATCACACTTGCACAAGCCCAGACCAAGCTCGATGCCTACCTGGCGGCTGAAGAGAAAATCCTGCTCGGACAATCCGTCCAGATCGACGGCCAGACGCTGACCCGCGCCAATCTGGACCTCGTCCAGCGCGGCGTCGCCTTATGGGATGGCCGCGTCAAACAACTCACCGCCCGATCCTCCGGGCGTGGCCGCATGCGCACCATCGCGCCCATCGGCTAAAGGCCTCAATGAAACCACCGTCACCCAACCTGCTCGACAAGGCTATCGCCGCCGTTGCGCCGCGTTATGCACTGAAGCGCCTGCAATCCCGCTTTGCACTGGCGCTGGCTGGTGGCTACACCGGCGCAAGCTATGGCCGACCCGGCCTCGCTGGCTGGTCGCCACGCGCTTCAGATGCCGAGACGGATACCAATATCGACCTGCCGGTTTTACGCGCCCGCACGCGCGATCTGGCGCGCAACGCTCCGCTGGCCTCGGGCGCCATCAATACCATGGTCACCAACGTCGTCGGTACCGGGCTCAGCCTGCAGCCACAACCCGATGGAAAACGCCTTGGAATGGACGAGGAAGAGACCAAGGAATGGGTCGAATCCACGCTCAACGAATACAAGCTGTGGGCGGAATCCACCGCCTGCGATGTCACCCGCACGCAGAACATCTACGGACTGCAAAGCCTCGTTTTCCGCAGTGCGCTTGATTCAGGCGATACCTTTACCCTGCTGCCCAGCGTCAAACGCCCGCGCCAGCCCTACAGCCTCGCGCTGCAAGTGATCGAAGCCGACCGGATATGCAACCCGGACTTCGTGCAGGACACGGCGACCATCGCCGCCGGTGTCGAACTGGACCCCTACGGCGCACCGGTTGCCTATCACATCTGCCGCCGCCACCCCGGCGCATTGGTTCGCCGCGCGGATTTCAAATGGGACCGCGTCACCGCCTACGGCAACGCCAGCGGCCGGCGCAACGTCATCCACCTGTTCGACCGCCGCCGCCCCGGCCAGACGCGTGGCGTCCCGATCCTCGCCCCGGTCATTGAACCGCTCAAGCAGCTGCAGCGCTACACCGACGCCGAACTTCAGGCCGCCGTGATCTCCGGCATGTTCTCCGTGTTCGTAAAAATGGACTCGGAGGCTTTCAATGACATGTTCGACCAGGACGGCAAAGCCGCATACCTGAACAGCGCCATGGGTTGGGACGGAACGATGAACGGCGGAACACTGGACGGTGGCGGAAAAGCCGTCAACCTGCTGCCCGGCGAATCCGTCGAATCCACCAACCCCGGCCGACCGAACGCTCTGTTCGATCCTTTTGTGCAAGCCATCGTTCGCCAGATCGGCGTCGCGCTTGAACTCCCGTTCGAAGTCCTGATTAAGCACTTCACCGCCAGCTACAGTGCCGCCCGTGCCGCGCTGCTCGACGCCTGGCGCTTCTTCCGAGGTCGCCGCGACTGGCTGGCCACCAACTTCTGCCAGCCGGTCTATGAAGCCTGGCTTGAAGAGGCTGTTGCCATTGGCCGTGTGCAAGCGCCCGGATTCTTCGCGGATCCCGCCATCCGTCGCGCCTGGTGCGCCGCTGTCTGGATCGGTGATGGCCCCGGCAGCATTGACCCAGCCAAGGAAGTCGCCGCCGCCAAGGAGCGCGTCGACATGGGCATCAGCACGCTGGCTGCCGAATCCATCCTGCACGACGGTGGCGACTGGCGCGCCAAGAACAAGCAGCGCGCCATCGAAGTACGCGAGCGCCGCGAAGCCGGCCTCGATGCACAGCCGGTCACCGCACCCATGGCACCGGAACCGGTTGTTCCCGAGCCCAACGAGCCCGATGAAGACGAACCGGAAACCGATCCCGAGGACGCGCCCGAAAAACCGGACGAAGACACCAAGAGCGCCCAGGCCATCGCCACCGCGCTAACCGGCATGAGCACCGCCGTCGCCTCGCTGGCCGCGCGTGAAAACGCCCCGATCACCATCCACAACCACCCGGCTGCTGTCGAAGTCCACAACCACCTGCCGGAAACATCCGTCTCCGTCGAAGCCGTCATGCCCGAGCAGCCCGCCGCCATCGTCAACGTCAGCGTCGAGCCCACACCGGTCACCCTCGAAGCCACCATCGAAGCCAAAGCCGCCCCGGCCCAGATTGTTGTCCAGCATCCAGCCTCCGCACGCCAGACCGTAGAGCGCGACGACCAGAACGAAATCGCCGCAACGATTACCACCTACAACTTTAAGGACGGGGAATGAGCGACGCTACCGGACGCCGTTCCAGCGACACCGACGATTTTCAACCTCGGCTACTGAGTGAGGAGGAGATCGAGATGTACCTGAAAGGGGATCGCCATGAGGTTGATAGGCTGATCCTGACCTCATTGAACCGGCTCGCCGCCTGTGTTATCCCGCACGCCCGTCGTGAAGATGAACGTGATGCCGCTCAGGATCGGCTGATCGCCAGTCTGGGTGGCGAAGAGGCCATGACCCGTCGTGCCGACTTCGTGGACGGGTTGATCCAGCAGCAGTGCGTCCGAACACGGATGATGGAAAAAGTGAGCCAATCATCGATCACCTGGGCGCTGCTGGCCTTCTTCGGATTCCTGGCTGCTGCGACGTGGGACGCGCTTGTCAATGCCATCAAGATCAAGCTGGGTGGCTGAGATGATTACTTTGACGCAGTATGTTGGTCCACATGAGAAGTCGACGGACTGGAATGACACGCGCCAGGCCAATGCGGCGAACATGCTTGTCGCCTGCTCAAAGCTTGAAATGCTCGCCAAAGCGGACGGCGTGAAGTTCCTGGACAACCCCGCAACCGGTAACGGGATCAGCGGTTCGACGTTCGGCGGGTTCCGTCCTCAGAACTGCAAACAAGGTGCTCCGACCTCCAGCCACAAAGAGGGGTTGGCCGTGGATCGTTATGACCCCGACGGCAAGATCGACGAATGGTGCATGGCGAATCTCGACCGACTCGAAACCTGCGGCATCTATCTTGAACACCCTGATGCCACGCTGCACTGGTCGCACTGGAGCACCCGCGCACCGAAGTCTGGGCGACGTGTGTTTTACCCGTGAGGTAATCATGGAGATCGACGTATGGCTCAAGAAGTACCGGATATTCAGTCGAAGCCTACTGCTCGTGTCTTTCGGCCAGATGCTGTGGATAACTCACTGGGGAACTATATTTTCCACTACCAGCTCCCTGCCTGGATTAGAGATTGCGGCGGTTTTGGCAGCGGCCCAGGTTCCAGCGACCGCGTTGTTCGCCTCAGTTTACAAGACCTACGCTGAAAACAAGTTGCCATGACCTACCCCCTTCCCACCGACCCGGACGATCAGAAAAACGCCGTCATCTGCGCGGCGGGCTACGTCCTGCGTAAACGGGACTGGGCCGAGCACGGGAGGGAGTGCTTGACAGAGACGTGCCCGCATCCGTTCAACTGTCCGCTGCACTTGCGGACGTTCCGCGAGGAGGCTGACAAATGAACCCGTTACCTTGGCTCAAAGCACTCCCCTGGCTGATCGCCGCCCTGATGGCGCTGGTGGCTGCTGGAGCGGTTCATCTCTACATGGGCGAGCGCGACGAGCTTACGGCTTTCCGCGCCACGGTAAAACAGGCCAACGACGATCAGTTGAAAGTGCTCATCGAGTTGGGCGACCAGCGCGAGACAAATCTCAAAGAAACGAGGAAAGAGTATGAGGACAAGATACCCGCTATTCGTGACGGCGCTGTTCGCGCTTACTGCCTGCGGAACCCAGCCTTATGTCAGCCTGCCGCCCGCTGTGAAGATGGCCCCAGTTACCCGGTGGATGATGGAGTCAAGCAAGAACCAGTGGCTTGCGAACGAGAGTTCATTCGAAACAGTGCTGAAGACGCCGCAAAAGTCGGAGCCTGGATCGACTACTGCAAACGAAACAACTGCCCGATAGAGGATTGAGATGAGACGCCTGTTCAGAATCCTGTTAATCCTGTTAATCCTGGACAACCTACTCGGCAATCTCCTCTTCGGGAGTATCAGCCCAGATGAGTCGATTTCAGCCTACTGCTGGCGACGTGGCTACACCAAACGCATCGCACTAATCGACTGGCTGATGCGCGAGAAGGATCACTGTAAAAAAGCCTACGAGAGCGAGAAGAACGGCTCTCATTTAGCACCGGAGTACAGAGCATGAGCTTGTATCGAGTCACACGTAAATCAGACGGCGTGGAAATGACGCGCTACTGCTCGACCGCGACCACTGAGAGTGTCGGATTCTCATTCGCGGATTACGATCACACGGAGTTTTTCGAGGATGAGGTAGTCGTGCAGACAACGCGATTCAATGGCCGTCGAATCCTGACCAAGCTCGAATTTCGCTCGTTGTTCTCCGATGCGACGATCAAATGGATTGACCGATTCGAGGCTCAGTTCGAGACGCTTGGCTACTTGACCGACGAACAACGTGACGAGATCAGGACCGCGTTTGCAAATTATCACGAAGCGACGGACGTGAATCTCGATGATCCGCGCTGGCTTCCGGGACTTGGCCTGTATGTGGCGCTTGGCGGGATGGATGCTGACGAAGTGACGGGGGTGTTGCGTGGCTGATTTTTACTGTGACATTTCCGCTATCGGGAACGAATACCAAGCCTATACGGATACACCTACTGAATGGGGTGTTCCGCAGGACGGGAACGGAAAAGCCGGGCCGGGGCATTCCGCCGCCGTAGCGATTGCCACGATTGACTGTACATCGGCTGTTGGGGATGGCGCACAAACGCTTTCGATCCTCGGGGTGTCGGTGGCTAACAGTTCAGCGAGTTCAGGCGCCACGCTGGCCGCGTCTCTTGTTACGTCGATAAACGGCACGGTGACAGCGACGACGGCGACCTACTGCAAAGGGCTGCTTCCGCTGAACCGGTTGATCTTCGCTCGTCAGAAACCAGGCGAATTGGCGAAGGTAGAAGTCATGCTGCGGATCGCCGGAACGGACTGGAACAGCATACCGACGACTCATGCGGGATTCACGACCGGTCCGACGCTCACGGACTTTGCGGGTGGTGCTGATGGACCGTTCGGGTACTTTCTAAACACGGGCGCTGCGGTCTTCGGAAAAACGGGAGGAACTGACGCGATCCCGGCTTACGGGATTGCGACATTGGCGTCATCCGGGGTAGCTGAGCCTGGAATTAGCGATCCGATATTTGTGAGAACACGTCGATCAGGAGTTGATCTGACGCTGACGCACAGTTCGTCCGCTCAAATAACTTATACGCTAACGCCGCCTGGATCACCGCGCACTTTTGTTTTTGACGACGGAACAACGTGGACTGGTGATGACGGGGTGTTTTACATCTCAACCACTGGCACAGCAGGGGCGGGAGATAGCGTGTTGCAATGGCGCACTAACTCACGATTACTGGCGCGAAAAAAAGATGGGTTCCGCTGGCGACACTACGGCATCAATTCAGCAGATTTAACCGTATCGACATTAGGCGGGGCCAGCGTTTGGTTTGAAAACGTGTTTCTCGAAGAAGACCCATCTGCGGGAAACACAAAGCAGTTCTCTGTCGGACCATCTTTGTTATCCGGTGGGAGTGGTGCGCCATCTATTGTGTTTAACACCTGTAGGTGGTTCCAGAAAGCGCCGCGTACTGTCGCAAGGCACAACGCGGGCGGTGGTGGAGGGCACATTAGGTTCCTGGATTGTGTATTTCAGTATTTAGGTGGTGGCTCTGGTATTGCTGCATTGCCCACGGCGATTGCGGAGCATGTTTATGAGTTTTCCCGGTGTAAGTTCGAGGATATCAACGGGCTGGCAAACCCAGTTATAACGGCCCCCGTCAGCGGGACTGCTGCGTCCTCCGCAACGCGCATAATCTTTGACCAGTGCGAGGGGGTTGCCCCATTCACTACGTCCGTTACATGGACAGTCGCGTCGATGAACACATCGATCATCTGGCGCGAACCAGGGGAAGGTAACGCATTCCGAGTAGAGTCGGCGGGCTTCGTCGCAGAATGGCGGCCTGGTGCCAGCATTCCAACGCTCAATTCCATGCTGCTGTCCGGAGAGCCGTGGGCATACAAGGTTTTGCTACGGGAGCTTTCTTCCACCTTCATTGTGCGTAACCCGTTGCAATTGTGCGCCAAGTATCGCGGGGCCTCGCAGGTAACAAACGTCGACGTTGAATTACTGGTTCCTTCAGCTGCCACATTCGATAAATCCATGCTTGGAATCGAGGTTGAATACACCGACGCAGATGATGTGGTTAGACACGAATCCAGCCTGTCTGGGATGTTGGCGACTGTTCTGTCTGCGGCAGCGGCGATTGATTCCTCATCGGCCGCTTGGACGTTAAACGGTCTGACCGGGTATGCCGCAAAGCGGTTGCGGCTGACTACCGCATATGCGCTCAAGACCGGAACCGCGGTTGCTGTCAATGTCCGCTCGGTTGGTGTTCTTCCGGGGGCGGCAGACAAAACCATCTACGTTGAACCTATGCCGGTGTTCTCATGAGCGTGGTCGCCCCTCTCGTCAATCTCTGGAACTTCGCACAAGCCGTTGAGCTGGAAGCCCCATTTTCCGGGTTGTGCGCGAACGGAGCGGCGGCGGGGTATCAGAAGTTGCCTACTGACCCTATCGGAACGTTATCGCTAACCCTGACCAACGTCGTCGTCGGCTCACGTGTCCACGTCGAGAAGCAGAGCGACGGAACGAGCTTCTACGACGAGTTAGCCGATGCCTCGACTGTATCAATCCCGCTGTCGGTCTATTCCTCTGGAAGCGCGTACAACGACCTGCGCATCAAGGTGCGTAAGGGCAGCGGAACGACCTATAAGCCGTGGGAGACGCAAGCCACGGCCATTGTTGGCAGCCAATCAATCTATGTGTCACAAATCCCGGACGAATGAGGTAAGCCATGAGCATCAACACTGATTTCAACATTGACGGTTCTGGCAACATCACCCAAACCGCCGCCTTCGTCCCTGGCACCAGTGCCCGGTATTCCACCCTGGCGCTGCACCAATGGCTGCAGGACTTGGCCGATAACCCGACACCCGATTCCGGGAATGCCGATCTTGTCTCGATTCTCGGGCTGAACCCGTCCGAACTGGCGGGTAAGCGCAATGCGGTTCGCCCGATGGCACTTACTCTGCTTAATGCGTTCAACGTTAACGATGCGACCGCGCAGTGGTTTAAGTTCGGGTCCGTTGAGCAGAACTCTGGAAACCAGCTTTATACAGGGCTGACTATCAAAGGATCGCTGGTCGCAAGCAGCCCGATCTACATCTATCAGAACAACGCGAAGATCACTAAGTATTGGGCTGATTCCGATGCTGCTAACTTCCAGATTCTGGTCAAAGCCAAGGCGACAACGGCCGATACGACGCTGAAAGACATCACCGTTTTCTCTCGCAAATACGGGCAAACGTATTCTCACTTCGATGTCGATCTGTCGCCAGGGGGCGAACAGACAGCCGCTCTATCAACAGAAGTGGACAGCAACATCTTTACAGGAGTGATGACCCCGGTAATCGCCGCCGGATACTTCCATACGTCGATTGGTGGAACGGCCTCAACACCGAAGATTACGCTGTCCTATGGCGACACAACACAAGACCTCGGAGGCGGGCAAGGCTCGTTGCTGCACAAAGGAACGATCACCCTCGACGGCAGTGTCAGCCTATCCAACGCTTACCAGGCCATCATGTGGGCCTTGTCTGAGTCAAGCACTATCACCTTCAATTCAATTCCCGGCTGGCGCTACCGAGTTCTTCCTGGCCAATCCTACCCGGAAAACCAGAAATCTCCATTCGGTTCATTCGCCGGGGGGAAGTGGTTTGTCGCTCAAGGCTGGTGGCTGTCCGGCGTCATGGCGGCTGACTCGAAAAACTATCAGCTTACGTCGCATATAGGGGTCGCAGAAACGCCGCCGACAAGCGTCGCCATTCAGGTGGGCGGTGTTGCTGCAGGGGATTACGTCATCGCAGCCCGTGATAGCGGAAGCGGTTTCAGTAATGATACGACGGTAGCGTCGACAGCTTCTGCCGGAGCGAGTACGGTCACCCTAACCGCTGCGCCATCGGACACGCCGACAGCCCCAGGCTCACAGACCTGTTACATCCGTATCAACGGGAACGCACATACCTACACCGCCCGCGCCGGTAACGTGATTTCCGGGCTGTCTCCTGTTGTCCCTGTAGGTGGGTATGCCTCGGGGACGGCGGTATTCATCCCGTTCATAGATGGGGTAGCGTCGGGAACCAGCATGCAATCCGCGAATTTTCAGTTCGGAAGCAACTTCACTTGCCGATTCAGAGTGCGCAAGGGCGGTTCCCCGTCAATCAAGCCGTTTGAATCTACGCTATCGGTTACCAGTAACGGCGGATCGGGTACGGCAGTGCGGGATGCGGACGAGTAAACATGGCCCTGTCCGCCAACTTCGCCACCAAGGTCATCACATCGGATGCCAGCATCACCGACGTGGTGGCGTTTCACATGGCGTTGCGAGATATTGAGGACGATCCGCTGGCGATGGTGCATCCCGTGGTGCATACCTATAAGCAGATCGACCTCGGCAGCGGTTCGCTGTTTCCGGCCATCGCCTTCATTAATGGTTGGACACTTCAGTTCCCCGCCGGAAATTGGGAGATCAAGGGTGGCAACGTCTCAGCGACGATCAACCCGGTGGCGAACTGCTACGTGAAGTACACCGCGTCAGCGGCCTACGCCGTGACAAGCATCGGCGCAGGGGGCGCTACGCCGGAAGACATAGCCTCCGCCGTCCTCGCCGCGCTTCAAGCAACGACGATCCCGGTTGATGCCACGCACATGAACGGCGCACCGATCATCGGTGACGGGACTGAAGCAAACATGTGGAGGGGCGTCGGTGTTCAGCCGTAAATCATTCTCAGCCAAGTCATTCAGCGCCCGGTCTTGGAAAGGCTCGGCGCTCGCCGCACTGCGCACGATCTACAACGTCACGCGCCTCTACGTCACCACTACCCTCCAGCGCACCTCCGTCCGCGCCGGGAAACGAACTGTCACGATAACTGAAGGAGTAATACGATGAGCCTATCCGATACCACCGAAACCGCCGCCCTGAACATGTTCTTGCGCGGAACCGACCCGAGCTACCGTGCCGGGGCCACTCAATATTTGGCGCTCTTTACAGCAGACCCGAATGAGGCGGCATCCCTTGCGGCTGAAGCCAACTACACCGGGTATGTTCGCAAGGACTTGACCAAAGCCTCGGCCTGGACGGGAACTGCGTCGCCATTCACCAACAGCGGGCTGATCCAGTTCGGTGCCTGTACCGCAGGCACTAACGCCATTACGCACTTCGCCGTGGTAGATACGGCGTCTGGAGCGGTGGGCATGATGATCTCGGGGGCGTTGTCCTCGACGCTCA